GGAAAATAAGAATGTATAATATATACATGAAAAATAAAAAAAGTAATATTAACAGACTGCGATGGCGTAGTACTAGATTGGGAATTTGCGTTTCAAAATTGGATGGAGCACAGAGGACACTTCCCAGTAGAAAATCACAGATTACATTATAGCATTAGAGAAAAGTTTGATTTAAGAAACGATTCTACTGGTGATCAAGTAATTAAAAACTTTAACGAAAGTGCGGCAATAGGATTTCTTCCTCCACTTCGTGACGCTCAATACTTTGTTAAAAAGTTACACGAGCAACATCAATATCAATTTGTAGCAATTACAAGTTTGAGTTTAGACCCTTATGCACAAGAACTTAGAACTAAGAACTTAAATAAACTGTTTGGTGATGACTGTTTTAAAGAAGTTATATGTTTAGACACAGGTGCAGACAAAGACGAAATACTAGTAGAGTTTGGCAAGAAGTATCCAGGAGCATTTTGGATTGAGGATAAACCACAGAATGTTGACTGGGGTATAGATGCTGGATTACAAGGTATTTTAGTAGAGCATGGACACAATATGCACTATAAAGGTCCTGCAAATGTATGCAAAACTTGGGAAGAAATATACAATTTAATTGTAAATAAAGGTTGACTTTGGCCACGAAAAGTGGTATAATATATGTATATTAACAAAAAGTAGAAAGGAGTTTTAATGTCAGTATACACCCAAAACCAAAGTAAAGATAAAATTGTTTCCATAGATGGTTACAGTATTGGTTCTTTTACATGCTATAACGCAAACAACGATGATAGTGCTACTATCCAACTTACTTCATTAGAAGAAATGTGGTATGGTCATGAAGAGAACATAGACCATCCAGAAGGTTCAGAATACCCTGTAAGTATAAATGTTCCTCATATGAAGTTGATGAGAGAAAGAGTATTTGATAGTGTTCTTAATAGAACTGGTATCGATATTAGAGATTTTGATAGTATTATACATGCTACTACTTGCCCAGGCAAAGATAAGCAAGGTAATATTATTGATCATGGTAACGAAAACATATTGAGGAATGTATAATGGAACTTTTAGCAATTAAACAAGAAATCAAGAACGGTAACTTTAGTTTATCAGAACTTAACGAACTATCGGCTTTCACTAATAGTGTCAAAACATTGAGTGCTAAGGCTAGTATTTCAGTAGGAGACAATGTTTGGGTAGTGCAAAAAACCAAACGTACTCCTGGTGTTGTTACCAAAGTAAATGTTAAGAAGGCTATTGTAGATATGCGTGGACGTTCTTACAATGTTCCACTTTCAATGATAGAAGTTGCTTAATGAATATTAAGTCTTCCCCCTCAGGCAAATGGTTTGAAGATCAGTATAATTTATCTGATCTTCTTTCATTATCAGTTGCTGTCAATAGAATTAATAATGGGTATCTCAAGAAAGATGCATACATTGATTCAGATAGTGATGGTGTTGAATTGCAGTTACCAAATTTGTTTATTATCAATAATCATTTAGGTATTGAAAAGTTTAAGACCACAAGAATTAAGGCTACCCTATCAAAGTATTATTCTAATGTAGAAGTTACTGCTGACGATAGTCTAAATGTTGATCATATGATCAAGTATTTTAAAGGTCTTAGTCTCAAAGCAATTAAACGTGATATCAGCGACTTTGAAAAAACTATTCTTGGTTTAATTAACAAAGAATTTGTTCAGTATAAAGACATTGGTATTATCGCTAGTTTACCGAATGTATACCACAACGGTCAAAAGCAACGCGAGTTCAATAAGACTGAAAAGGCTCTTGCTAAAACTAGCAACTATGTCGGTGTCTTGCATGATCGTTGTACATTTAATCTTACTGTTATTCACAAGAAGTTTATTTGGAGAAGCAACAGTTATCTGTATGTAACACAAGAAGGCGATTCTAATATTGTTAAGTTCTTTAATACAGCAGACGAAGGCAACGTTGGCGACAAGGTTATTGTTACTGGATATGTTAAAGACTGGCAATCAGGCAAATACTCAGGTGGCAAGGAAACTTACTTAAACAGAGTAAAGTTTAGTCCTTCTGAGTCGTAGCAATTAAGTAAACCATAACCCTTTGCATAGTGTCCGGCTCTATTGTTAAGTCTGGACAACTATGCCAACCTTTACTACTTCTAGGTAATATGTACGTTCTATTTGGAACGTAAAGCATTTGGTGGCCCATTTTAACTAAAGTACTATCCTCACCAAAGGTTGGATCTAGTCCTTCATCTATTGCATCTTCGTATTCACAATCTACTTCCCAAAACATTGTACCTGTATGTGCAAAGTCACTGTTATCTGCTAACGAGTGTTGTACTGTATAATAGTAAGACGGATGGTCTACATGCACATCATGTACTGAATTTTTGTTTGTATCCATCCACATAAACGGTTGGTTTATGTTTACGTTAGAAGACATATTCATTACATTACCAATTGCTTCTAAAACCTCTTGGTTTCTATATACATCGTTAGTAGCAATTTGTAGTGCTTCTTGTTGTTCATCTGGTCCTATATGATACCCGTGCCTACCAGGTAATTCTTCATTGTGCCAATTATTCCAAGGAATGCATTGTTGTACTTTTTCGTATAACTCCGGGTGCATAAAGTTTTCTACATCTAAAACATGTAATTTATTGCTTTCTACTGGAGTTGTGCTTAGTATTCTATCTACGGTCCATTTAGTGTATTCTGTAGTCATACATATATTTATTAAAAAGATAAATATAGTTAAGTCCTAATAGGATTTGACTGCATGTTTACATGCAGACTAGCAAAATGCTAGACAAGTACATATTGGAGAGACGTAACTAATGGCAATCATAATGAATGCCAAAGGAACCTCGCAAAGTAGTTTTAGAATCGGAAAACGCGGTTCTAGAATTTATGGGACATCTGACGCACCAAGCGACGTCAGTAATATCTCAACAGGTGACCTTTGGTTTGATTCGAGCAACACTTTACTTAAAATTGCAACTGTATCAGGTGATTCTGTAACATGGAATAAACTGACAGTAGGCGATGCTGATACACTAGATGATATTAATAGTACTAGTTTTGCTAGAGTTGACACCAATAATACATTTGCCAATGATGTTACCATTACAGGAAACTTAATTGTTAATGGTACACAATCAATAATCAATACAGAAACTCTCAATATTGCTGATAATGAAATAGTTCTAAACAGCGACTTAGCATCAAACCAACAAGCCACAGCAAACGCAGGCATTCTTGTAAACAGGGGTGCTGAAAGTAATGTGTTTATTCGCTGGGACGAAGACGAAGGCGAATGGACAGTTAACGGTGATACGTTTAGTGCTGGTACATTCGTAGGAAATTTAAGTGGTACAGTTACAGGTAGTATTCAACCAAATGGTGCGGCAAATACTGTTAAGGCAAATACATTTATTGTCACAGGTGGCACATCATCTGGTAAGTTTGGAGACAGCAACAAACTAAACTTTGGTGCAGGTGATGATTTACAAATATATCACGATGGTAGTAACAGTTACATTGACGATGCTGGCACAGGCTCACTAAAAATAAGATCAGGTACTTTAACTATATCAAATGCTGGAGGTAATAAAACATCAGCATTATTTAGTTCAGGTGGCGCACAAACATTATATCATAATAATAATGTAAAATTTGTTACTAGTAACACAGGTATAACTGTAACAGGAACAGTTGATGTCAATGGAGCATACAGTTTACCAACATCGGACGGTAGTGCTAACCAAGTATTAACAACAGACGGTTCCGGTGGCGTAACATTTGCTACACCAAGTGTTTCAGCAGGTGGTAGTAATACTCATGTACAATACAATGACGAAGGTGTACTTGGTGGCAGTAGCACATTTACATACGATGAAGCAGAAGCAAAATTAACAGTTGGTGGTACCGTATCATCAATTTTATTTGAAACCGTAAGTGATTACGGTGCAATTACAACAACAGCAACGGATAGTATTGACTATGGTACATTAACAGAATCAGTTGTTGCTTTGGTCAACAGTGATTATGGTGTTGTTGAAACAAGTGGTGGACCAGTTGAGTTCCCACAATATACAGTATCAGGTGTACCTGATGCATCCGCTTATACAGGACACATGGTTTATGTGTCTAATGAAACAGGCGGTCCAGTAATGGCATTTAGCGATGGCACTAACTGGAGAAGAATAACAGACAGAACAGTCATAAGTTAGTAGGAGAACATAATGGCAGAAGATAAAGCAGAAGTAAGTATGACTCGTAAAGAGTATGATGCATTGAAGGCAAAAGCGGCAGGTGATGCCCCTGCTGGAGATGGACCGACAGTTGATTCACGAGGATTTAAAACAGTCGAAGGAATGGAAGACATAGACACTAATGGAGATGGACATATCTCTAAAGGTGAAATGGATATGCATTTAGAGTTTAAGCGAAAAGAACTAGAAGATGCCGATGCGATGAGAGATGCTCAACGTAAAATGGCATGGTTCTCATTAGGTGGTATGTTACTATATCCAGCCGCAGTAGTTAGTGCCAGTTTGGCAGGACTAAGTGAGGCACAGGCAACACTTGGAGATATGGCACCAACATACTTTGTAGCCGTAGCAGGTATCGTAGCCGCGTTCTTTGGTGCTCAAGCATTTCAGAAAGGTAAGTAACAGTAATGGTAGATAAAGTAAGAAAACATTTTGTTAGGATAGTCACGGAGATGGATATATCACGCGATGACATTGTTGATTTCTTTGACATAGTTCAAAGTGTGGTTCCTACAAAAGTTTTTTCATCATATGATAGCAGTGGCAATAAAGTAAAAGCAGAAGTTGTTCATTACGAATCAGATGATGTACAAGTGTACGAGGTACTAACTCAAGATGATATTAGTGCAGAAGAAGGTACACAAATAGCAGATATACTTGCAGAAGAATTAAATGTGGTTGATTGGGATTTTGAAGCCAGTACTGAATATTAGTACTTGACCACATTATTTTTTTGTAGTATAATAGATAGATAATTATATACACACAGGATTAATATGGCGTTCAATAAAACATTCAATCAAGAAGAAGTTGCAAGACTCACAAAACTATTTCAGGAAGGAGACCAAGTCCTTTACGAAGTAGATTCACTCCAAGTAGGTTTAAGAGAAACTATTAAAGCAATAGCAGAAGAAATGGATATCAAACCTGCTGTACTTATGAAAGCCGTTAAGGTTGCTCATAAGGCATCATTTACTGACGAAACTGATAAGTTTGATGCACTAGAAACTATTCTAGCCGCAGTTGGTAAAGATCACTTATAAAATATAAAACAGGACTAAAAACAGGTTGACATATACAGTTGATCTGTTATACTGTACAATATGAATCTGACTGAAAAGAAGACATTATTATTTGACATGCAGTGGACCGACAACGCAGACTATGAGTTTGTGTTTGAAGAAAGACTGCAAGATGCAATGAAGCCTTTATTCGGATTCCAAGAAGCAGAGTTTACAAAAGAAGTTGACTTTGAAAGCAGTTACACACCTGTTGCCTATGTATATGCAACATTTAGAGATGACAAGAGCAAATATAAATTTATGTTAAAATATTCGGATGTACTAAATGAGTTACGTTGACGCAGTTTTTGAACAGAACAAAGGTATTGTTAGAGTTGTAGAACGTACAACTGAGGGCGAACGCAAGATAATTGATCACCCTATGCGATATTACTTTTATGTTGACGACCCCAAAGGTAAGCAACATAGTGTGTATGGTGATCCAGTAAGTAAGATTACAGCAAACAACTGGAAAGACTTTAAACGTAATGTTGCAATACATCAAAACAAACGAACTTATGAAAGTGATCTTAAACCTGTAAACAGAGTATTAGCAGATCATTATTTAGGTGTTGATGCACCTGACTTACACAAATGCTTTTTTGATATTGAGGTAGACTTTGATCCTGAAAGGGGATATAGTTCACCCGAAGATGCATTTATGCCAATTACTAGTATTAGTGTTTATTTAGACTGGATGGATAAAATTGTCTGTCTAGCAGTTCCACCTAAAACACTTAATTGGACACAGGCACAAAAGATAGCAGATAACGTCGGAGATACAATACTATTTGGTAATGAAAAAGCAATGTTAGATGCTTTCCTTAGTATTATAGATGACGCAGACATACTTAGCGGTTGGAACAGTGAAGGATATGATATTCCTTATACCGTGAACAGGGTTATTAAAGTACTAGGTAAAAGCGAAACTAGGCGTTTATGTTTATTAGATAAGAACGTAGTAGTTAGAAAGTATATTAACCATGGCAGAGAAACACAAACATATGACTTAGTAGGCCGTGTACACTTAGACTATATGCAACTATATAGAAAGTATAATTACGAAGAGCGTCATAGTTATAGACTTGACTACATTGGCGAAATGGAAGTAGGTGAAAAGAAAGTTGTCTATGATGGTAGTTTGGACAGGCTTTACAATCATGACTTTCAGTTGTTCTTAGAATATAATATACAAGACACAATGCTACTTAAGAAGTTAGATGATAAGTTACAGTTTATAAGTCTTGCTAGTGAAATTGCACATCAGAATACAGTATTACTGCCAGTAACAATGGGAGCGGTACAAACTATTGACTCGGCTATTATTAACGAAGCACATAGACGTGGCATGATTGTGCCTGATAGAAATAGAACAAAAGATTCAGATAACTTATGGGGACATACAGTTGCAGGTGCCTATGTGGCATTTCCTAAGAAAGGTATGCACGAGTGGGTAGGCAGTATGGATATTAATTCTCTATACCCAAGTGTTATTAGATCATTGAATATGGCTCCTGAAACTATTGTAGGACAGTTAAGACAAGAATACACAGATAAAGAAATTACAGAAAAAATGCAAATAGAGAAAAAATCATTTGCTGATGCATGGGCAGGTAAGTTTGGCTCTAATGAATATGAAATGGTAATGAACAAAGATATTGATAAGCCTCTCATATTAGACTTAGAAGATAAAAGAGAAGTTCCTGTTAAAGGTGCTGATGTATATAACATGCTGTTTAACAGCGAGGAACCTTGGTGTATTAGTGCTAATGGTACAATATATCGCACAGATGTGCAAGGTATTATTCCTGGACTACTGGAAAAATGGTATTCAGAAAGACAAGAGTTGCAGGCTAAGAAGAAAGCCGCCACAACACCAGAGGATATAGCATTTTGGGATAAGAGGCAATTAGTTAGAAAGATTTTACTTAACAGTACATATGGTGCTATTTGTAATCCAGGTAGTAGATTCTTTGATCACAGGATAGGACAGAGCACAACACTAACTGGTAGAGCAATTACTAGACACATGGGTGCAGAAACAAACAAAATGCTTACAGGTGAGTATGATCACACAGGCGATACTATTGTATATGGTGACACTGACTCTGTGTATTTTAGTGCAGACAAGATTAGTAAAGATCAAAATTTAGAATTAGACATGGATAGTGCTATTGTGTTGTATGATAACATATCAGATACAGTTAGCGACACGTTTCCAACATTTGCAAAAGAGGCTTTTAATGTTACTAATTCGCAAGGTAAAATACTTAAGGCAGGTAGAGAAGTTGTTGGTCGAGCAGGTATTTTTATTACAAAAAAACGATATGCAATTAATGTATTAGACTTAGAAGGATGGCAACCAGAAGGTGGCAAACTAAAAGTGATGGGGTTAGATCTTAAGAGAAGTGATACTCCTGAATTTGTACAAGACTTCTTAAGTGACATATTAGGACAGACACTTAACGGTGACGGTGAAACAAAAGTATTAGAGAATGTAAGAGAGTTTAAGCAACAGTTTAAAGCAATGGATCCTTGGTTAAAAGGTATGCCTAAACGTGTAAACAACTTAACATATTACACAGAAGCATACAATAAAGCATTCAGTATGAATAAGAGTGCCTCATTATATAAGTTAGAAAAACTAAAAGAAGAAAAGAAAGTAATGATTCCTGGACATGTTAGGGCAAGTATTAATTGGAATAACATGTTAAAAGCAAACAGTGATCAATACAGTATGCAAATAACAGACGGTATGAAAGTTATTGTGTGTAGGTTAAAAAGCAATGCAATGGGTTATACAAGTATTGCATATCCTACAGATGAGATGCACATACCAGATTGGTTCAAGAAACTGCCATTCGATGAAGATTCAATGGAAGAAGCAGTAGTTGATAAGAAAGTAGAAAACTTATTGAATGTACTTAAATGGGATTTGTCAGCGACAGATACTAGCAATACATTCCATAGTTTATTTGAATTTGATGAATAAGTTGGTCGTAAGGTATCAAACGGCCAGGATTTATAAACTTTTTAGGCTAAAAGGCCTAAATAATAACTTTAATATAAGAGGTGACAACATATGATAAAAGATATATTTAAAGACATACTGAGGCATACCCATGCTTTAGGCTTTATTGAACAGGTTAAGATTAGTGGAGACGCAGAGTCTACTACTATTGAGGCCATGGATGCAGATAAGACTGTAATCCTACAAGGAAAACTACACAATCCTGTAGCGGACTTTGTAGACCAAACAGTTGGACTCAGCAGAATGAGTGTACTAGATGGCTATTTGAAGTTTCCAGGCTTTGGAGACGAAGGTGCTACAGTATCAGTAGAAACTCAAAGCAGAAATGGCGAAGACATTCCTGTACAAATTGGGTTTGAGAGTACTGAAGGGCATACAGGTAGTTATAGATTTATGTTAGCAGATGTAATTAATCAGCAACTCAAATCAGTAACAATGAAAGAAATACCATGGGACGTTACTATGGTTCCAACACAGAAGAACTTAAAAGACTTAGGTTACTTTAATGGTGTACTTGGTGGATTCGAACCTGTGTTTTCTCCAACAACAAAAGATGGTGCTTTATTCTTTAGCATTGGCGAAGGTGCTGGTGACAAAGGTAAACTGCCTATTAACAATAATGTTGAGGGCGAACTATCAGGCAACTGGAAATGGGAAATAGATAAAACATTAAGTATCCTTAGGCTAAGTGATAGTGCAAATTGTACTGTTAGTTTTGCTAACGCAGGAGCAATGCAAATAGTTATTGACAGTGGCTTAGGCGAATACAAATACATACTACCTGCAAAGAGTTAATTATGACAGAAGATTTAGGAAAGAAGCACCAAGATTGGGCGGTATACCTACCGGCTATTAGTGGATTCTATGTAACACAATTACAAAAAATGGCGGCTAATCCAACTGAATGGAGATGTCCAGAAGGCTTTGAGAAAGGTACTGCTGGTATGAACTTCCTTGATCCAGACGATAGTTACTATCATTACCCATGGGGTCTATACTCAGGAGGCCATGCACACTTAGATACAACAAAGAGTGACGAGCGTGAGCCAATGGTACAAGGTAGAGATCGCAGTAGAACAATGATACTAGGTGACTCAGGTGGTTTCCAATTAGCAACAGGTGTTATTAAAATGGATTGGAGCAATGCAAAAGATCCTAATGATCCTGTTAGAACAGAATTTTGTAGGAAAATACTTGGGTGGTTAGAACATACTGCTGACTGGAGTATGACATTAGATGTTCCTGCTTTTGCGGCAGTTGGTAAACTAAGTGAAAGAACAGGACTAACAGAATTTCAAGACACATTAGATATTAGTCTACTTAATTTAGACTATTTTATGAGGAATAGAACACCAGGTGCTACCAAGTTCTTAAATGTGTTAAGTGGTAGTAACGAAGAAAATAGCAAAGAATGGTATGATGCTGTAAAGCATTTTTCCAATAAAAGTTTTGTGCAAGAAGCATATGGCGAATCGGATAGAGCCTTAGAGGGTTATGCATTCGCTGGTATCAATATGAAACACATGTATAGTGTATTAAGTAGAATATTAGATCTTAGAGAAGATGGTCTACTTGAAGGAAAAGATTGGATACACTTCTTGGGTACTGGACGCCTAAATTGGGCATGTCACCTTACTAGTATTCAAAGACAGTTAAGAAAACATGACAATCCTAATGTTACATTATCATATGATGCGGCATCACCTTTTGTTAATACAGCATATGGTCAAACTTACACACATAATGAGTTTAGAGCAAAGCGATTTGGATACTTTATGGATAGAGCATTCGATAACAAAGACATGAAAGGTTCAACAATGCCTATGCCTTTTGCACATTCCCCTATTATGAGCAGGCTTACAGTTGGGGATATATGCGTACTAGGTCACGGTGATACAAATAGAAATGGTAAAGAATGCACAACTAGTTGGGACACACTTAGTTATGCTCTTTACATGGGTCATAGTGTTTATAATCATATTACAGCAACTCAAGAAGCAAATAGACTTGCTGATATGGAAAAATATAGAACACCAACACATTGGAAGAACTGGAAAAAGGTTAAAGGCAGTAGTGTAAGCAATGAAACATCACCTTATGTACCTGGCACTATATTAATGTTTGATAGTTTTGCTGAAGAAGTGTTAGACCCTTCCAATACAGATGCTAGACAAATGTTAGAAGATAACAAAGAGTTTTTGAAAGAGATTAGTTTTTCAGATGGTAGTGCTGAACAATCAACATTTGGTTCTATATTTGAAACTGATGAGTATGAAACAGGTGATAGTGAATCAGACATGCAAGAAGACATAATGAGGGCAGATTTTGACGGAGAATAAAATAGTATACGACGGCACTTATACACATGAAGGGCATGACGTAAACTTTCAAACAAATGAGACTGGTGTAACGATTATTGAGACCAAAGATGGTAAAGTACAGGCACCTATGGATTTTAGTGTAAGGAAAGCATCGTTCTTTCAAGCACAATTAGTTGAATGGGGTTATGTCAGTTACTAACTTGTTCAATAAAGAAGTCGGCAATCAGCCTATTGCAGTTGTTGACAATTTTTTTGCTGAAGACGTTTTACAGAATTGGATACAATACTATCAGCATGAGGCACAATTTAAGTTTGCTGTGGAAGAAGTAGAGGACGGTGACGCATTGTTTTGTCATTGTTTAGAACTTCCGGCAGTAGAAAGCATATTTGGAATGTCAGACACACTCATGCCTTATGTACAAGAGTATAATAGATTGTATGAAACTGATATAAGATATACCGATATGTGCAGAGCTCATGTAAATTTATTTCAAGTAATAGATACATTTGCTGGACACACAGATAGTAAAGACCAAGGTATTGTTATACTTTGGTTTGCTAATCCTCATTTAGAGGACACAGGAGGAGGCTTTTACCTAGGTGAAGGCGATGACCAAATACTTATTGAAAACAAGTATAATAGGTTAGTTGTATTTCCTGCTACAATGTGGCATAAAGTACAACAAGTTTTAAACAGAAACTCAGTTAGGCTTTCTGTTTATTTAGGTTTTGCACAATTTGATATTAGCGAATCTAGATCAAGGAACTTTAAACAGGCAAATTTAATTAATAAATTTACAAAACAAGGTGTAGTACATGGATAGGGAAGGACACGAGGATACAAAGTTTTTCATAGGTACAGAAGTAGAGCATACTCCTGCACACGGACAGCGAACGCTCTTTGTAGTAGGGTATCAACCCAAAGAAGAAATACTTGCTAGAGCATTAAACAATGCTTGTCCGCATATTTACTTAGGTGCCAATCAAAGTTTTCATCCTAAGGATTCAGAAGCATGGGCGGCCTGGGATACATTACTGAGTGATATGCTCAAGGAAGGTATTTGGGTAACATTAGACTTTGATGTTAGTCTAGTTGAAGAAGTATTAGAATGTGGTATGACAGAGTACAACACTTTTATACCAATGATCAGTGTCAAGTTGCCTTACATTAAACAGTTAGGATATAATGCTACACTTAAACTAGATGATAAAGACTTTAAAGCAACCAATCCCGGTGTTTGGTGTCATAGTGTACATGAACTACAAACAAGAAAGACATTTACAGATTGGACAAAGTACACACAAGATGAGATTATAGATTGAGGAAATTTATGAAAATACCAAAAGTAGAGGCACCACTTGCCACATTTTTTTTAAGAATACCACTGAGTGTGATGTTCCTACAACAAGGACTTAGTAAGTATCCTGTCGATGGCGCAGTTGCAGAGATGTGGAACTTACCATACATAGTATGGTGGTTTGTAACTTGGGGAGAAATAGGTAGTGCTATTGGACTGCTAGTTGGTGGTGTTATAGGTATTGTTCCTTGGCATAGATGGTTAAGTAACTTTTGGAGATCAGTAGCATGGAACATTGGAGACATAGTTACTAGGTTTAGTGCTATCACAATGACATGCGTAGTTACTGGAGTTATATGGTTAATGTCGCCTGCAAGTTTGTGGGATGTCATTTGGAGAGACTACTTACATGTGAGTTTATATGTAGGTGCTCTTTACTTTGCATTAAGAGGTAACGCAAAGTATGGTGTTTAATTATCAAAAAGAAAGGTTGACATTAGCCACAAAAAGTGATATAATACTAGATAACGGAGAAATACATGGTAGAAGATAGCGGTTTGATTAACAATAGTATTCGTAAACTATTTTACATGGGTCTTGAATCATATGAAGCAAGATACACTCTACAGTTACAAGAATGGAATGAACGTGTTTTTAAAGAGCATGGCATTGACTATGAAATTATTAAAGGCGAAGAACTTGATAATAGCAAAGCAATCGTTACAGGTAGTGTGTTAGATGCACACGGTAGAAGTTATTACAGTCTAAGTCAAACAATGAACTTAGTACAAAAAATGAAGAATGGTGAAATTACTAGCGATGATGTAATCTTTTATGAAGATATGTTTACTCCTGGTTTAGAATGTTTGCCGTACATTATGGATCAAAGTCCACCTGAATACAGACCTAAAGTATACTTAAGATTTTTAGCACAAACAACAGACCCAGATGACTTCCTTATTAGAGAAGGCATGTTTGATTGGATGCGTAGATACGAACAAATGGTAGATGAGTTTGTTGATGGTATATGTGTTGCAAGTGAAGAATTTGTAGCACACTTAAGAACAGCAGGATTTAAAAAGCCTATATATGTAACAGGCTTACCTTTTGGTAAAAGCGAAGTACAGGAACGTGTTCCTAATACTAAACCATTAAATGAACGCACAAAGAGAGTTGGCTTTGCGGCACGTTGGGATGATGAGAAGCAACCACACTTTTATATGGACTTAGCAGAAGAATACTATAAAATAGATCCTAACACAGAGTTTGCTATATTTTGTGGACACCCAGAACTAAAAAGTTCAGACCAAGAGTATGTTGATAGAGCATTAGCATTACAGGAAGGCAATACTGCTAACTTTAAAATATACACAGGCTTAAAGAAAAACGATTACTATAACTTACTAGCAGACAGCCAAGTGTTATTTAATTGTGCCTTACAAGACTGGGTAAGCAATACAGTAAGCGAAGCAGACACATTAGGTACACTTACATTATATCCAGCATATAGAAGTTTTCCAGAAGTATTTGCTAACAATGGCAGGCACTTGTATGTTCCTTGGAGTTTAGAAGATGCTATAAGCAAACTAGAAAACATGTTTGATGATATACAAGCACACAATTTATGGGGATATAGTTTAGGTAAGATAAGCGATTATCAAAATGGTACAATAGAAAGAACACTTAAAGTATTATCTGGTTTAGGTCTAGAGCAACAAAGAGACAGACAGCATTATAGAAGACAAGTAGCAAAGGCAAAATATGATAATAGAAATTATTAATTTTATGATAGGTATAGTAATACTTTGTTTTATGGCGTATGGCTGTTGGATTAGTAGTGTTATCTTAAGTGAAAGAAATAAACTTAGAAAAATTACTGGTATGTATTACGATTTTGAGATAGAACAAGAATTAAAAAGACTAGGCATAACAAAAGAAGAAGCACTAGCGAAAGGAGAAACATGAGTACAATTAAAAAAACAGTAATTACATTTGTTGCAATAGTTGTTCTACTATTATTAACTATGCCAGTAGTCGCAAGTGGTAATGCAAAGTTTGGATTAACACAAATTAATAGTGATTCAACAACATTAAAATTAAGTGTTGATCATGAATGGGACAATCCATTAATTGATTTTGTAGTAGAAACTGATTATGTTTATAAGGAACAAGAAGACGTAGTTAAGATGGATAAGTTTAGTGTAATTGGTAAAGCAAATAAAGACATAACACCTAAGTACTATGCATTTAGTGTTACAAGTTATGACACAGATAAATTAAGAGCGTCAGGCGATAGGATAGTTGCAGGTGCTGGTATAGGATACAAAGTTTTTAGAAACGAAAATTGGAAAATTAGTTACGAATCATCACTGGCGTACTTAACAACTGATCTCGTTGACGAAGCGATCATGAGAGGAAGTTTATGGATGTTCTATAAACTTAATGATACGTTAAGTGTTACAAATAAATTATTAACTGAAACTGGTACTGATACATATATAAGAAATGAAACAGCAATCAATTACAGTTTAAGTGATAAGATTTCCTTAGGCTTCAGTAATACATATACTGAGGACCCAATTGACAATAATGTCTTAAGTATAACCATAGGAGTAAAGTGGTAGTATGAGTAAAATAGAACCAATGATGAAAAAACCAAGTTTGTTTAGAAGATTTGCATTTGGACTTGTGAATGCTTGGAGAAGAGTAATGGACGTTAGATACAATCCATTAAAGTATATACCCGATCCAAGTCTGCAGACCTACTTTATGTTAGTGCTGTTTACAGTATGGAGTGTGTTCTTTGGCTTTATAGCGGCAAACTACTTAGGATTCTTTAACTACAATACAGTTATAAGCATTTTTATACATGTTGCAATACTATTACCATTAGCATTTACTAATGCAATCTTTATAGATGCAGAACGTGATGGGCATAAGTGGTTAAAAGAATGGAAAGCAGAACAGAATAGATGGACTATTGTTACCAACAGACTCAAGAAGAGTAATTTGGTAATGTGGAATCCAAATGAGGAGGCATAATAAATATGTCACAACAAGAATTAGATGACTGGATTAAAGGCCAGTTAGGATTTGGATCATGATGATTCAAACAAAAAGAATTTTGAAGGAATTACCCTTTGGAAGTAACGAAGGTTAAAAACTTCATAATATAGGAAGAAAGAATGGCGACAGGAAAAGTAAAATGGTTTGATGCAACAAAAGGTTTTGGATTTATCACACCAGAAGATGGAAGTAAAGATGTGTTTGCACATCATACAGCAATAGCAGGTGACGGATTTAAAACTCTTAGCGAGAATCAAGAAGTTACGTTTGATGTAGTTGAAGGTGCGAAAGGACCACAAGCAACAAACATATTGTAAGGAATAGCACATGAGAAGTATTTGGGTAACATTTAGTAAAGAAGGTATACATTATTATCCTGGAGCAGACACAAATCCTGCTACAGCAACAGGTGATGAATACGATGTCAGTTTCTTGGGTTACAAGCACAGACATATATTCCACTTTAAAGTATGGATAGAAGTATTCCATGATGATAGGGATATCGAGTTTATACAATTTAAAAGATGGTTAGAAAACTTATACAAAGAAGATGTAATACAACTCAATAACAAATCATGTGAAATGATAGCAGATAATTTAGCGGCTGAGATACAATCAAGGTATCCCAGTCGTTGGATTAGAATTTCAGTAGCCGAGGATAATGAAAACGGTTGCGAAATGGAGTATCATGAACCTATAGTACGAAACGTAGTAGAAGGTAGTTGGTACGAAGGCGGCAATCCACATAAGGACGATGCTCAGGAGACTTATGTTCCAGGGCTCGATGATTAATTGGAAACGTCAATTGATAACAAATACACAAATGCCATGCCAGGTGATTGTGTGTTTAATAAGGAAAAGGATACAGCATTTTTATTAGTACCTAAGTGTGCTACTAGTGTGATAAGAGATTATGAAAAGAACAATACAGATTGGTCAAGAATTACACTCATGGAAGAAAGCGAATGTCCAGGAAGGTTTATAGTGATATTAAGAGATCCAATTGAACGATTCATCAGTACTGTAAACATGTACTTAGGTTGGAGAGAAGTAGAGTCTCAAACAGACTTTGTTTCTTTTAAATTTAGTGATGAGGGTTTATATTTAGAATCTAATGATGCACATTTTAAACCGCAAAAGTCTTTTTTAATAGACATGTTTGACATTATTAAAAGATGTAATGTTGAACCAATAATAGATTATTTTTATTACAACAAAAATATTTATGATCAAATCAATGCTGAATATGGTTTTAGTATTGACGCAACAAAACGTTTAATGCAATCAATGAATATTGTTAATGACGTTAATAAATCGTTAATTAGGCAGGCATATAGAGCCGATTATGATTTAATAAATTCTGTAAAATTTAAAAACAAATAGGAGACAATTATGACAGAGACACATTTAAAAATTAAAGCACTTTTTGAAGAGTATGTAAGTGAGAATGAAAAATTTAAAGAAGGGCAAGGCGTAAAAGCATCTGCCACAAGAGCAAGGAAGGCATTAATGGAGATCACTAAACTAGCAAAAACTAGAAGAGGCGAGATTCAAGACGCAAAAAATAATGCCTAATATAAAACGTATTCCTTTTACAGAAAAAAGAGGAGACAAGGAAACAATAATCCAGCCTACAAAGTCCAGGCCTGCAGGAACCTTATCGGAACCGGTAGACGAGATAGAGGATTGGGGTGGATTATTAGATCCAAAGGAGGATGATAAAAATGAGTGATAAACCAACAGTTGTTGTAACAGGTGGCCTAGGCTTTATTGGTGCACAGGTTAGTAGAACATTTTCTAATGCAGGGTATGATGTTATTGTTATAGATACTAATACCACAAGAAAATGGACACTACCAGAAGGTGCAACTTTATTCCCACATGATTTTCAGGCTACTTCAACAGCAGGCGTACTTGCAATGTTTAAACCTAAAACGGTTGTACATCTTGCCGCCAGTCATGTAGTTCCTGATAGCATAATTGACCCTGGCAAATATTATAAAAATAATGTGTCTGGTACACAGGCACTATTAGATATGTGCATTAAGGAAGGCGTTGAAAACTTTATCTTTAGTGGCTCTAGTAGTGTTTACGGTGAAAGAGATTCAAGAGAACCTTTTACAGAAGACCTAACACCAAGGCCAATGAGTCCTTATGCAATGAGTAAGCATATGACAGAACTCATGTTAGAAGATTACAAAGAAGCATATGGATTAAATTATATAAGTACAAGATATTTTAATGCCGCTGGTGCAGACCCAGAAGGACTGAATGGTTACACACAAGAACCTGCAACCCATGTAATGCCAATTATTATTGATAAGATTACAAAGGATGAAGTGTTTACTATATGTGGTGACGACTATGATACCAAAGATGGTACTTGCATTAGAGACTATTGTCACATACAAGATATTGCAGATGCAAAACTTAAATCAGTTGAACATCTCACTAATGGTGGCGAAAGCGGTATTGTAAATTTAGGCTCTGGTACAGGATTTAGCATACATGATTTGATTAACTCAGCACAAAACGTTGTTGGTAAAGAATTGAAGTATGAAGTAGGTCCTCGTAGAGTAGGCGACCCGTCTTACTTATGTGGAGATGTAACAAAAGCAAAAAACCTAATAGATTGGGAACCAACATATTCATTAGATGATATGTTTGAGCATTCCAAGTTTTGGGTTGATAATAAAAACAAGGTTATTAAAAATAAATGATAGGCAAAAGAAGGTCTGTAAATGTTATTAATAGAACAGGTACTCCAGTTATGGCTGTTTGCGGTGCAATCGGCAATGGTGATGACCTTAAATTAATTCAACAAAAATTTCCTGTAACAGACAAGGAAATAGTAGATGTAATACAGTTTTTCTGTACTAACGTTGACTTTGATCAGTCGCATTTATCTGTCTTTAAAGAAGTTGACTTTACTGAAAATAAAATTACAGTACAACTAGACGAGATATCTGCAGAATTCTATTTAAGAATGCTTAATAGATATATTTACAAATATAAAAAATTAGATAACTTTGAGGATATGCTTGAAGAAGGTCTAAAAATGACTTTTTGTGTTTCTCTTAGGATTAGTCAAAAGTTAGATACTACACCAAACTACGATATTCTGGTAGATAACGAAATATTAAATCCAGTGCTAGACAGCGGATTTTATAAAGAGTTAAAAATATTTTTAAAAATGACTAACAGAGATATTAAAGAAGAAATTAAAAAAATCAACTTAGATGACTTTGATAAAATTGAGTTTGAACTAGTCGAACACAATGATTATTAATAAGAGGTTGACCTTAACCAGAAAATCTGGTATAATAACACAATGAACAAATTATATTACACTTGGAACAACCTAGAGTCAGATGTTGCAGATATAACTCAGCAAATGGCTACAAACAAACTTATACCACATGTAGTGTTTGGTCCAGGTAGAGGTGGATATATTCCAGGCGTAATGTTAAGTCATTACTTTGGTGTTCCGTTTCATGGATTCGAGTGGCAACATTTAGACTTTGACGTACAAGAAAAAGATCATTTAAGAACTCTTTTATCTAAATACAATGGTAAGAGAATTGTTATTATAGATGACATTAATGATACAGGTACAACCATGCAGGGTATATCAAATATTGTAAACTTAATGGGCATGGAAAAGAACGTAAAGTTTATAACATTATTTGATAAACTATCAAGTTCATTTGGTGAAGTACAAATTACTGCAAACGAAGTAGCACCAGAGGACGAAAAATGGATAGTGTATCCATGGGAAGAGTGGTGGAAATAATGTGTGGTGGTTTTACAGGAGAACATGAAGAAATGAATAAAATACACAGAAAAGCAGAAATAGTAGACAGCGATGGATTTGTTGTTCACTTATGGAAAAACTACGAACAATTTGGTACAGTTGATGTCAGAGACAAAAGCATACATTATGCTAACGACGTCTGCGAGAATTGGGAAAACGGAATATTGAGGGAAGACAATGAGTACATTAAAAAGTCTAACCAATCATCTTAAGGTCTTAGAAGATAAGCACAGAGAGTTGGATGAAAAGATTGCTGATGACTACGAGCATCATATGGATGACACAGAATTAGCAAACGAGAAGATTGATAAACTTAATCTTAAAAGAGAAATAGAAGAATTAAAAGAACAAATTACATTAAAGGAGATAGAGGAAAGTGAAGGTAAGTGATAAGATAATAGGTAGAGTACAAGAAGCAGGTGCCAAGTATTGGGCAAGTGATAATGTTGCTCAGTATATGGATGAAGGCGACGACTTAGCACTTATTGAAGAACTTATTCCGCATTTTGAAGGTGTATTAGATACATTAATTATTGATAGGTTTAATGACCCTAACAGTCAAGGTACTGCTAGACGTCTTGCTAAGATGTATATCAATGAACTTATGTGGGGCAGATATAATGACATGCCTAATGCTACAGCATTTCCTAATGATATTGAAGAAGGTTATAAAGGTATGTTGGTTGTTAGAAGTGAAATACTAAGTATGTGTTCACATCATCACCAGCCTGTTAAAGGTGTAGCATACATAGGTATTATTGCAGGTGAAACACTAATTGGTTTGAGTAAGTATACTAGAATTGCTCAATGGTGTGCAAGGCGTGGTACATTGCAAGAAGAACTTGCAAATGATATTTCCAAAGAGATTATGAAAGCAACAGGTAGTAAGAACTTAGGTGTTTATATTCAGGCTACACATGGTTGCGTAGAGAACAGAGGTGTGTTAGCACATAGTAGTTTAACACAAACAACAGTATTAGAAGGTTCTTTCTTTGATGATCAAGGTACTAAGAAAGAGTTCTTTGACAATATTAAACTGCAACAACAACATGCATGTGGTTAGTAAATGGTAAAGTATAGCGAAACATTTTTTTCAGCACAAGGCGAAGGTCAGTATGTTGGTATACCCAGTTTATGGATGCGTTTCTTTCTATGCAACTTACAATGTAATGGCTTTGGACAAAAAGATCCAACTAATCCTGAGACATACGAACTGCCATATGAAACAATAGATATTTCAGATGTAACAAATGTATTTGATTTACCTGTGTTTGAAAAAGGCTGTGATAGTAGTTACACTTGGAGCAAGAAGTATAAGCATTTAATTACTGATAAGACTGTAGAAGAGGCCTGTGACGAACTGTCAGCCCATCTACCGCAAGGTAAGTTCATACACCCTTTAACAGGGCAAGAAACACATATGGTGTTTACAGGCGGCGAGCCAATGCTTAAGAATACACAACCCGGCATGATGGGTATACTAGATGAATTTGGTAAAAGAGATAATATGCCTAACTATGTAACAATAGAAACTAACGGCACAAGACCTATTACAGATGACTTTGCTAACTATATACAAAATTGGTCAGCAGGTGGTAGAGAATGGTATTGGAGCCTTAGTCCTAAACTATGGGCAACTGCTGGTGAGCAATCTAAGAAAGCAATTAAGCCAGAAGTAATAGGACAATACGCAGAAGTGTCACCACATGGTCAATTGAAGTTTGTAGTCAATGGTACTGATGCAAGTTGGAAAGAAGTTGAAGAGAACACAAAATTATTTAGAGAAGCCGGTTGCAACTTTCCTGTATGGATTATGGGCGTAGGTGGAACATTCGAAGGCTTAATACAAACAGAGGCAAGTATAGCCGATGAAGCCATAAGACGTGGATACTATTATACAAGTAGAGTCCATGTACATATATATGGTAATGCCATAGGAAAATAACATGGAAAGATTTTTATACGACAACATTATTAAAATAGCAGTAATACTTAGTTTACCGTTATGGACGGCATTTGTTTTAGCAGATGATCATAACTATACATTTCACGGGCATCAAATAGATATAGTAGACAAGCCTGATATTATTTTTACAGGTAATATTAGAAATGCGTATTCTACTAGTAATGACACAATAGTAATTGAAATGAGAGATAGGAAAAAGTATACACTAACAGTATCATTTTGTTGGGACTTACCAATGGCAAATGGTTTTATATTTGGAAGGCAAGGTATATCAAAGCATTTTAATAGAATTGAAAAAGGTTTAAGAGTTTATACAATGGATGCCTTTGGTAGAATTGATACGCAGTCATGCATTGTAACAGATGTTAAAGCATTAGAAGATGTATAGATGTACTACTTGCAATGTGCCGGTAGCAATGCAGGATATAAAGTATCATACTGCAGATAGGAGTAAAGTATTTTGCGGACCAGCATGTAGTTTAGCATACTTTATAGAATTAAAAGAATTAAAGGAGAAAGAGAATGGCGAATAAGATTAAAGATATGATGGACCCTAAGTTGTGGTTCAAAAGTGAAAAGGATAAGAAGATTCATATAGCAAAACGTGATCTAACAGGTGGTGCTCTTGAAAAAGAACTTTGCACTATAGATGACAAGCCTTATGTTAATGTGTTGCAAATGGATGTTGACCCTGTTAATCCTAAAAAAGGTTTTGTAGAACTTGACTTTAACGCAGAATTTGTTACAATGTTACAAACGAATGGCTACACAGGTAAAAGCGATGATGATATTGTGAATAGTTGGTTTAATGATTTATGCAGAACTATACTGCAACAAGAGATTGCAGATATGGACTTTGGTATGGAACAGACTACACCTGGTGCTGATGTAATTTCAGTTAGAAACACAGACAAAGAAGAAGATAGCAAATAATGAAATATATTTTAGTTGACACATTAAACATGTTCTTTAGAGCAAAACATGTAACTGCCCGTACAAGCGACATTGATATGAAAGTTGGTATGGCAATGCACATTATGTTTAATAGTGTTAAGAAGTCATGGAAACAGTTCGAAGGCGATCATGTTGTATTCTGTTTAGAAGGTAGAAGTTGGCGTAAAGACTTCTATGAACCTTACAAAAAGAATAGAAAGGTTACAATGGATCAAAGGTCACCTAATCAACAAGAAGAAGACGAGATCTTCTTTGAAGCATACGAACACTTTATTGATTACTTAAAAACTAAAACTAATTGTACTGTATTAAGACATCCACAAGCAGAAGCAGATGACTTAATTGCTATGTGGACACAAGAGCACCCAGAAGACGAGCATGTAATTGTTAGTACAGACAGCGACTTTTATCAATTGGTTAGCGAGAATGTTAGTCAGTACAATGGTGTAACTGATCAAGTTGTTAGGCACGATGGTATATTTGAAATGAAAACAATGAAACGTGCTATTGATAAGAAGACACAAGAGCCCAAGCCTATACCTAATCCTAAATGGTTACTATTTGAAAAGTGTGTTAGAGGTGATACAAGTGATAACATCTTTAGTGCTTTTCCAGGTGCTAGAAAGAAAGGCAGTAAGAATAAGACAGGTATGCAAGAAGCATTTGCAGATATGGAACGCGGTGGCTTTGACTTTAATAACTTTATGTTACAACGTTGGGTAGACCATAATGAAGAAGAACATAGAGTAATTGATGATTACGAACGTAACAAGATACTTATTGACTTAACACTACAACCAGATGAAATTAAAGATGGTGTAAAAGAAGTGTTTGGTGAATCTACAGACAAAGAGAGAATAGCAAATGTTGGTATACATTTTATGAAGTTTTGTAATAAATGGAATATGCCTAAACTAACAGATGCCGCAACAGAATTTGGAGAGATACTTAACGCATGTCAGAAACAATAAGAAAAATATGGGACGCAATTAAGTATGGACCAGAAGAGAAGTTGATTACATTTGAATCACCTGATAAGGG